GGGGCCCGACAGTTCCACCAGAACCTGCGCCACGATCTTCAGGGCCGCGGCCAACAGCGGACCGGCTGTCTTGTACAGCAGCGCCATCGTTTCGGCCAGTGCCTTGAGCCCTGCCTGAAACTCATCGGTCCCGGTGACGTCCTCGAACCCCTGGGTCAGCATCTCCAAGGTGCCGAAGAGCCCCTGCCCATCGATCGACACGGCGTTGATGATGTTGCCGATGCCGCCGAAGACGTTGCCCGCCACTCGCCCGAGCTGCGCGATAGCGTCCACGGCGTCATTGATCGCGCTCTCGAGCGCGCCCGACTTGAACGCACCAGACAGGCTCTTACTCACGTTCTCGGCCACGCGGCCGACGGCTTCCGTGATGCGCTCGAACGACGGCCCCGCGGCTGCGGCCAACTGGCCGAACGCGAGGGTCGCCTGCCCGGGGATGTCAACGAGGTTCTCAAGGCCGTTGGTGGCGGACTTCAGTGCGTGGCCGAGCACCCCCGAATCGGAGAGCGCCTGCGCCGCCTGGGAGACACCCCTGCCCATCTGGTTGAGGGACCCCGCTGTGTCGACCAGGGAGCGCTTGAGATCCGGCAGGACGCTGGTCGCCAGTCCCTTGACCTCGCCCGCGAAGCCCTTGAAAAGGGTCTCCTGCACGTCGAGCTGAAGATCCTTGAACGCGTCCTTCATGCCGATGATCTGCTGCGCGGTCGCGCGCGCGGCGGGGGACAGGCGTTCGAGCGCCTCGGCCACCTTGGCCGCGTCGGCGTTCGGCTTGAACGCCTCTGTGATCGCGTCCGAGACGCCGAGCATGCCCAACTTGAGCGCACCCGACGCAAGCTGCATTGCGAGCAGGCCCGTGGTGGCGACCGCGGCAGCCGGACCTACCTGCTCCACCGCTGCGACCACGCCGGCCAGGAGCGGCGCTGCGGTGCCTGCGGCGGCCCCCGCTACGCCGACCGCCTTGCCGAGGGACCCGAGACCACCGGCCACGGAGGGCAGGAGTCCCGTCGCGCGTTGCAGCGCCCCGTCCCGGTCGACGTCCACCCGGATGTGAACAGGCGGGGCCGTGGCTTCGGCGATGCTGACGATGCGGCGGATGTCCCGCTGCAGGTCCGCCAGCGTATTCGTCGCGTTGACAATCAGATCAATCTCGGCTTGCGATGCCACGTCCCCGCCTCTCTATCCCATGCCCGGCATGCTGCGTGCGGCATTGACCATCTCGTTCATGGACATGTCGCCCCACCCATCATCCTCTACACCGAGAGGGGGTGTGCTGAGGGCGTGGTCGAACTTCAGGCGCCCGCTGTCGTCGGTGTTCTCCCGCAGCATTACGTAGATCGCGCTGCACCACTGGGCGGCCGTGAGCGTCCACGGATCGAGTCCCGCCAGAGTGGCGCGCCCTGCCACGTTGTGCGTCGCTGAGACGTCCAGCAGGCGGTACGTCTCCCACCAGTGGAAGCCTGGTACGGCCGCCTTCATCAGCTCGTATGAGGCGTCCGTGAGCTGTTTGCCGGTGATCTCTCCGGTGACCAGCTCGTTCAGGACGGACTCTCGCGTGGCTGACCGGGCGAGGTTAAGGAGGAGGGTGGCCGGATCCTGCGCCGACCCCAGCACGGCGACCCATTCGGCTGCGCTGCGGTACGGCACGACGATGCGGACCCCGCACAGCTCTACCGCAACCGGGGCGCGGCTGTACGGGGACGCTGTCACGCGGGGTCGGCCTTGCCCGTTGAGCCGTTCAGCACCTTGACCAGCAGGCCGAAGAGCTCCGCCAGGGTGACGGTCCCCATGACCATGCCATCGTCGATGAGTGCCCACTCCTTGGGGCCCACCCGGGACTCAAGGATGCGCATCAGACGGGACGAGTCGCGGGCGACCGCCTCTTGCGCGACCTTGACAGCTTCGGTGTCCTCGGGATCCACCTCGGCCGTGGTGTCGAACATCGCCTTGACCACGAGCATCTGCCCGTCTACGAGCGGCTTGCACTCGATCAACCGGCCCTGAAACCGCGTCTTGAAAGTCTTCTCTGTGTCCATGCGACCAGGGTATCCGTCACGTAGTCCTGAAGCGGTACCCGCGGGCGAGAGCCGTCTCCCTCAGGGCCTGGTCCAGGAACGGCCGCGCGCGCGTACCGGGGTGATGGACGACGCGTGCGAACACCACCCGTCCGCCGACGGTGAAGCGCAGCGCCTGCCCGCGGCGCGGCCGGATGATGTGAGGGCGGGTCCCGTCGTTCACGAACGGGGCGTAGAAGACGTCCGAGCCGATCGTGTAGACGGAGCGCAGCGTGAGCGTGCGCCGGGCCTCAACTCGGATCGACGCTCTCAGCCGGCCCGTGTCCACCGGTGCCAGGATCTTCGCCCGGTTCACCGCCTGCCGGGATGCCGCTTCCAGTTCCCGGCGCGACGCGTCCCGGATCGTCCTGCTCAGCGCCGCTTGGTCGAGCCGGACTCTTGCCACTGTCGATCATCTCCGCTCGCACCAGCCCCATGGACTCCCACGCACACACGGTGTCGTCGTAGTCGGCAACGGCCGTGTCGCCCTTGTACATGCCGTTGAACGAGATGAGCACCGTGATCCGGGCCCGCGGCACTGGGCTGGTCTTCTTACGCGCCATTGCTGCACCCACAGTCGTAGTCGATGGTCACGGTCATGGTGCCGGTGATGCAGTTCCCGTCCGGGCCGGCCGGGATGTACGTACCGGGGACCGTGCGCGGCTCGTACGGCAGCTGGTTGAACGACTCCGTGGCGCAGCAGATGGCGGCTTCCATGGCGCCCTGGTCGGAGTCCATCCTGAGCGCTGCTTCGGTCCACGCTGCACACGACGGGCCCGCTCCGACGGTGCCGAACGGGATGCACCTGGCGGTGCCCATCTCCAGAGTGATGCGGCGCGCCGTGCTGATGCAGTTGCCGGGCCCGTCCGGGTCGGCAAGGGAGTCGATCGCGGCCACGCGCACCCACGCGAGACCGGTGCAGCACTCGTCCTCGGACGTGCCCAGGGTGGGGTTGACGCGGTCGCCGAAGCGCAGGCAGACCTTCTCGTCCGGAATCGGGTACGGTCCGGCCTCGATCTGCTCACCCAGGCACTGGAGCAGGATCTGAGCGAACTCGATGGGGCGGGTCACAGCTGCACCTGTCGTGGGTTGCGGACGTCGGGGGACAGCACCTGCGGCCGTGAGCGCAGCCGGCCGGGGTTGTACGCCCTGATGAACAGATCGGCCTCCATGACGCCCGTGAGACCGGCGTCGAGCAGCGCCTGAGGATCGGCCACCTGGACTTCGACCCCGTTACGGGAGAGGGAAATGAGCTGCTCGGGCAGGGCGCATCCCTCACCGCCGCTGCACGCCTTGGCGAACTCGCATGCGAGCTTGCCGGCGGCGATGGCTGCCGACGCGGGAAGCGCAGCCCCGGGGCGCACCGTGACCGACCACGTGTTCTCTTCCGTGTCGGCCACGTCGAGGTTCTGGCACTCCGGCCAGCACTCCCCGTCCGTGCGCACGAGGATCGTGTTGTCGTCGAGGCGGTAGGAGGACGGGTCCAGGATCACCCCGTCCACCATCACCTCAACGACCTCGGACACCGGGTAGGGCATGTGCGCCTCGCACGTGGCCCGGCACCGGCAGACACTCCCGCACGCACAGTTGCGCCACACGCCGTTGTCGACGAACGGAATCATCCACGGGTTGCCCGAGCCCGATGAGGCAGGAGAGTCGACCGGGAACGCGAGGTACCCGCCGAACCAGCCACACCGCCTGCCACAGGGGCGCAGCTTGACAGGGCACTGAGCGAACTGGCGGCCGGTAAGAGCGTCCAGGATCTCTGTCGCCCACGCGGCGGCTGCTGCCTGTACGGCGGGGCTGTAGTCGTCCCATCCGGTGCAGCACGAGAGGTCCATCTCCCATGCACAGATGGACCCTGGTACTGGTGTGCTCATACCGACCGCCTTCTGTTACGCGTCTCGGACTGCTGCTGTGAACGTGGCATTGAGCCACACGGTCCCGTCCGCGCACACGCGCACGTACGTACTGCCTGCACCGATCATCGCGTGATCGAAGAAGTCTGGATCGACCCCGTCGATCTCGCACCACTGTTCCCTGGTCAGCCACTGGCACGCGACGTTGGCCACGTCGGTTCCTCCCGTAGGTGACGCCGTGAGCTGGATACTCACGGCGTCACCTTCAGGGTAGGGCTACGGAGCGGGCAGGGCGACTGCTCCACACGCGGCGGTCGGGAGCGGGGCGGACGAGAACTCAAAGTGCCCGTGCTGCGTCGCAGTGATCGCGGTGAGCAGCGGCTCCAGAGTGGCGGGGGTCACGGCGTCGCGGCGGATGTCGTACGGGCCGACGTCCCACAGGGACCCCGGCGACGTGCGCGCGGTCATCGAGATGGTGAGGGCGGCGTTGGCCCACGTGTACTCGTTGATCTGCGCCTGGACGACGAACGGGTACAGCCAGTAGCCGTACAGCGGGAAGCCGTCCGGGTCGCACGCCTGGCCGGCGACGCCCGACCACACCTCCAGTGCGAAGTTGGCCGTGCCGAGGGTGGCCGTGTCCCAGCGGAAGCCGGTCGTGTTCGGCGCCACGGCGTCATCGACTACCAGGGGCGCGCCGGTGATGATGTTGATGGCGTCCGGATCGACGACACACATGTCGATCTGGAGGGTCAGCCACCGAAGCGCCGGGTCCGACTGGTCGTCGGTGCAGATGTCACCGTTGGCGTTGAGGACGGTGATGTCCTCCTGATCCTGGTACACCGGGGTCGTGACGACCTGAATGGTGCCCGTGGTGACCAGGGAGCCGGTCGGGCCCGGAACCGGGGCCCCGCACTCGTCCAACCGGGTGAGGCGCAGCGTACGGCCGCGCGCCAGGGATCCACACTGAGTGGGCATCAGGCACCTTCCTTACTGCGCCGCGGTCGCGGTCGCTTGGGCTGCTCTTCTGACTTGCCGAACAAGTCGGCCACGTACGGGGCGACCAGGAACTCTCGGCCGCCCCTCTGGGAGCGCACGTCGTGCACCGAGGTGGCCACCGCCAGGAGAGCGCGCGCCGTAGCGGCGACGTCTCCCCGTGCGGGGACCACGATCACCCAGCCCTTGGTGCTCACGCGGGCACCGCCGGTGCCGTAGCGACCGCCGGGGCGGCAATGGGCACCTGGACCGCGACGACCTCGGGGCAGTCCCACGTGACCGCGTAGACCCGCTCGGCCACGACGTCCCACTGGTTGAGGGAGCGGTCCAAGGTCTGGCGCGGGTCCGGCTGCGGAAGGATCTCCGTGCGCCAGATCGTTGTCTTGCCCGTCATGAACGCCCACACGAAGCCGGCCGCGGGGGCGACGTCGGCGGGGCCGGTGATGCCGTACCCGGATCCGAACGACCAGACGGAGCCGAGCGGGGTGGTGAGGACGCCGCCGCTGCCGCGCTCCACCAGGTTGGAGTAGGCCGCTGCCGCGTACGCCTGGGTGTTGACGTGGATGGTGCCGACGTACCCGTAGGTGTCGTAGAACGCTTCCTCAAGGGCTGCGATGGCGGCTCCGGCACCCGCGGCCCCGGGGACGACGATCGTCGCTCCTGAGCCCGTCAGGGTGGGTGTGGCGGTGGTCAGTGCGCCCCCGTCCCACACCACCTCCTCAACGAGCTGCTGCTCCCGCGTGCTGAGCAGCTGCCGGACCGCGGTGAGCATCTCCTCACCGGTGCGCCCGACCGCGCCGCAGCGCTTGCGGGCGAGCACCCAGAACGGGTCCGCCTCCATGAGGTCAGAGCCCTCATTGAACGGCTTGACCGGGTTGACCGTGCACGTCTGGTCGTACGTCGCACCGTCGCCGCAGTGATCAGCGAAGAAGCTGAGCCCGGACGAGATGATGCGGGTGTCCATCGGCAGGATGGCGCCCGCTGCCGAGAACAGCCCGTACCTGAGCAGCCCGACCGGCGGCGCGGCGATCAACTGGTTGTTGTCGATGATCGTTGCCATGTCCCCTCCTTTCAGGGTGAGGCGACGGGGGCCCGCATGGACGACGGGCCCCCGTCAGTAGGAGGGTTAGGCGGGCACCGGCGGGGCGGTGCAGCCCGTGGTGTTGGCGCCGGTCGGACCCGCGACACAGCCGGCCACGGTGTAGAGGCGCAGCCCGGGGCACGGGTAGATGGGCGCGAAGCCCTCTTCCGCGAACAGAGCCGTGAACTGGTTGGTGGCCAGCGACGCGGCGTCGTAGACGTTGGTCAGCGTGACGACGTCCTGACGGGCGACCGCGACCGAGCCGGCCGGGTAGGCCAGGAACTGCACCGACTGCGGCAGGGACGTCATGAACGGGGTCGTGGCGTCGCCGCCGGGGAACGCCGGGTTGAGGGCGCCGCCGGTGATGAGGCCGTCCTGCCAGCCGCGCACGAACTGCGGGCGCACGCCGCGGGTCGAGAACAGAGACGCGATGGTCGAGTCCTGCACGTTGAGCATGTCGACGCCGGTGCGGCGGGAGAGGTCCGCGCGGATCTGGGCGATGACCCAGTGCGGGAGGACGATCTCCAGTGTGGAGTTGAACGGCATGAGCTGCTGGTAGACCAGGTCCTCACGCGCGAGCTCCACCGCGGCCAGCAGCGCGGCGGTGAACGAGTCGTCACCGAAGGCCGGGTTGGTGAAGACGGTCGCCGCGCCCGCCGTGGTGATCATGTCGGCGAGGATGAGCCGGTTCATCTCCTGCTCATGCGCGGCCAGCAGACCATCGGACCACAGGTTGACCAGCTCGGGGTAGCCCGCCGCCTGAAGGAAGCTGACCCGGATGCAGAGCGCCATGACGTCCAGGCGGCGGTCCGTGAAGTCGGGGCACGGGATGACGGAGCAGGTCTTGACCGTGTCCGCGATGACCTGAGCTTCGGTGAGGAAGTTCGAGCCGCCACCGACCGCGACCGCGTTGGCGTAGATCTCCGCGAACGACGGCTCGGCGGTGTAGTTCAGGCCGCCGCGCCGGGCGGTGACGGTCGGGAGGTCCAGGATGCCGGTGCTGCCGTCCCACAGGCGGCACAGGTCGTAGACGTTCTCGGACGGGGCGCACCAGCCGGCCGCGGCGGTGAGGCTCTTGCCGCTGTCCACGTTGTGCTGGAACTGCTTCGCCAGGGAGCCGCCGTGCAGGCGTGACTCGGACCGGGCGTGGCGCAGCACCTCCATCTGGCGGTTGTTGTCGTCGCGCGCCTCGATGGTGAACTCGGCGCCGCGGTCACGCTTGAACTGCGCGATGGCCTGTCGACCGCCCCGGCCGCCGCCGCTGCGCCCGTACTGCTGGGCTGAGGCGATGAGGGCTTCGGAGACCTGGGTGAGGCCGTCGTACGCCTCGCCCGCGCTCTTGCCGACGAACCCGGCGGCGTCGCCGGAGACGTACGCAGTGATGCGGTTCTCACCGGACTTGGCGACCGCCGTGGGCAGGACGGCCTGTGCGGCCATCTGAGAGACGCTGGGGACAGAGGCGACCACAGGGGCCACCGCAGCCGGGGCAGGCTCCACAGCGGCCACGGGGGCCACGGGAACGGCAACGGGGAGGGTGCGCTCCGGGAGGGCGCCGAAGGAGTCGCGCTGCGCCTGCACCTGAGCGGCGGTCGCAGTGATCTCGTCGAGGCGGGCACCGGCCACGGTCACGTGCTCGGCCATGAGCCCGAGCTCGGTGATCTCCTCGGGCGTCAGGTCTGCCTTGGCCGCAAGCTCTGCGCCGCGGGTGCGGGCGCTTTCGTACGCGGTCTGGACCGCCGCGTCGTCGAGTCCGTCGACGCTGAACGCCGCCGGCTCGATCGGGGGAGTGATCTCTTCGGACATTGCGGAGCCTCCACAGGCACGCTGGGACGGGGTGGACACATCTCAGCGACCGGCTCTCAGCTCAGCATCGCGTTGTACGGGATCAGCATAGCGTGCCCGATGTTGACACGATTGAGTCTGTATGCTAGTTGCGGTACTGTATGCGCATGAACTCACTCGACGCGGGTGTCACCCCGCCGCGCACTGTCCGCATCCCCACCCCCGTGTGGGACCGCCTCACCGCATGGGCCGAAGCCTCCGGGGTCGGCGACGCCGAAGCTCTCCGCATGCTGCTGGACGTAGGGCTCGACACCGCCCCGCCCATCACCCCGCTGCGCCCGCCGCGCAAGTGGATGACTGCCGTGAAGGGGGTGGACAGATCGCAGTGGCTCATGTGCGCGGTCACGTCGGGTAACGAATGGTGGACGTTGGATGACGTCCTCGGGTCCTTGGAGGGTGCAAGACCGGTGGACTACCAGTCACCGTTCACGTGGCGCATGATCCCGCGGGATCAGATGGACGCACTGCGGGAAATCTTCGCGGGACGCCCAAATCGACTGCGGATGCACCGCATGGATTGATCATGGAAAACAGACCCTGATCTGGGGCCTAGTCGGGTAAGACAGGTGCCGCCGTAATCCTTACGTAAGGCAAAGCCCCCTGGGGGTTAACCCGGTCACCTGTCTTATCCGACTATCTCAGAATGTGAGACAGGTGATCATGCCTTTTTACGGGGGATTGGCCGCACTGTGGCCCTTCGCCCCTTTGCGTTCTGTGCGATCCAGATGCGCGCCTCTGCCACGGTCTGTCCCGTGAAGGCCGTTACGCCCTCAATCGTGACCACGTAGTCATTGGTCGCACGGTTGCCGCCACCGCAAGATCCACACGCCATGTCAGTGCCCTCTCGTCTGCCACGCCCAGCGGGCGCGCTCTGCCGAACCATCATCCTTCGGCGCCACCTGCTCCGGCACCGGGCCCCGCACCGGCGTCACACCGAACGTGCCGATGAGCGACTGCTGCGCCCCGTTGGAGAACGCCACCCGCGCCCGCGGCACCGGGAAGCCGGGCGTGTTCACGCTGCACACCGCAATCAGTTCCAGCTCACCGCCGATCGGCCGCCAGTCACCCGACACCGGCAGCGACATGAACTGGTCCACCCGGGCCTGGTCGGCGTAGGGGTTGATCCAGCCCGTGACCGCGATGCCGAACTCGTCGTCGTACGCACAGACCTTGGCGACCGCGGAAGCGATGTCGTCGTAGTGCTGCTGCGCAGCCCTGAAGGGGTCACCAGGGGCCGCGTGGGACGGTCCGGTCACCAGGGACCCGACCGGTACTGTCGCGCCCTCCTGCGTCCGCTGAGCCCCCACGTGGAAGTGCGCGTACCCCGAGGAGCTGTACGGGGCCGTCACGCACCCCGGCAAACCGACATGGCAGGTGTCGTGCGCGGCGATGTGGCCGAACACCCTGCCGTCCTCCGTGACCGTCAGAGGCGTCAGCTCCGTGAAGCCGGGGTCGGAGAACCAGCCCGCCGGCGGCAGCTTCTCAGCGGGCGCAGCGGCTGCCGTGAGGGCGAACGCGGCGAGCGACGCGCTGTAGGCCGGGTAGTCCACGTAGCCGTCCGGCACCATCGGCTCGGCGGGCATCGGGTCCAGGGTCAGGGACACGTCGGAGAACGCCGGGATGGCGACCAGGGTCGCGCCCGCCACGCGCCATTTGGTGACGACGATGCGCTCCATCTCATCCATGACGTACTCAAGGTCATCGAGGTCCACGGATGGGCCGATCACCCCCGCCTCCAGTTCCTCGATGACCTTGTAGGGGATGTCGTCGAGCATCGTCCCCGTGGCGGTCACCATGCCGTTGGCGAACTGGAGCGACTCCATGCGCGCCACGACGATGCTGCCGAGATGCCCGTTATCGCTCCTCTCCTGCCACGAGATGGGCAGCGGAAGGCTGCGGCCAGTCCCGGCCCCCTCCACCAGGATGCGTCCGTCACCGGTCGGCACGCCCGTGCGCGCCAGTACCGCGGACCAGGTTCGTGCCATGGTCACTCCTCCGCTTGAAATTGACGGTTGGTCCAGTCCAGTGTCTCGCCGAGGACGATCGGCAGGAGAGAACATCGACACTGGATCACCTCGTTGGCAGGCCCCGTCGGGTCGCCCGGGAACATGAGCTGCGCCCCGCCCACGATGAACGGGGACGTGAGCAGCGTGCGCTGCTGGTCGGCTGCCACGTGCGTCGGCCGGGTCCTGCTGTCCTCCGTGGCCAGCCACATCTTGAACGGCGCTATATCACCACGCGACTCAGCATCCAGCTGCGCCCCGCGGAAGACGCCTGCGTTCACGGCGCCCATCGTCTCGGTCCGTGCGACCACGCGGGCCCGGTTCGGCCAGCGCTCGGAGCCGCTCGCGGTGAGCAGCGTGTCGATGGCGGCGGTGACCTCGGGGATGCCGAGCCCCTCCCTGATGCCTCGCTCCACCTCGGCCACGATGAGTCCATATACCTCATCCGGTATACGTACCAATCTGTTACCGGCGGCGTTCAAGTATGTGGACACATATGGGTCGAGCACCGGATCGCCCTGCCCGGTCACCCTTCTGAACGCCCGTCGGAGCGTCTCCCGAATGGTCGGCAGGATGCGTACGTCCACCTCGTTCGTCCAAAACGCCTGGTGATCGGACACGCGCGCCGGGTCGACGTGCCCCTCCCCGCCCGTCACCGCTGGCCTCACCAGATCCAGGAACCTGGTCATGGATGTGAACCAGGCACGGCCGGTGCGCGCCTCACCCTCGGAGATCAGGGCCAGTGCGCGCAGCCGGGCGGGCAGGAAGTCATCCGGCGGGGTGCTCACCGGACCGTCCGCAGCACCACAGCCAGACCGTCACGGCTGTACGGCACGCCGTGCGTCAGCAGCGTCTGCGAGTACTCGCGCAGCCTTGCGCGCAGCATGGAGCGGTCCAGCCCCCACGCATCCGCCACACCGTCCGTGTTCGTGAACGAGCCGTCGAGCAGACCGCCCACGTCGGCCGCAGCGATCACCGTGTGCAGCTCGTGCCGCGGCGTGTCTTTGAACTGGCCCCGGTTCTGGTTGGTCAGCAGGCGCCCTCCCACCCGGTGCAGGGCGTCAAACACGATGAGCTCAGCCGCGGCCGTCAGACCGTCCGGCACGTCGTTCTGTGTGGCAGGCAGCGCCCTCGGCGCCGGGCTGCCCCCGTCGACGATCTCCCCACTGGGGGTGATCTCGCTCCCCGCCACACCAGCGGCAGCCGGAGCGATCTCGAACCCGAAGAGCTTCTGCGCGATGGTCGGGTCGGCGGCCAGCGTCGGCGCGCCCTTGACCGCATCGGCCAGCCTGCGCAGCTCCAGTTCCTCGTCGGACGGGATGGCGTCGTCCGGGATGCCGGACTGGTTGCGCCGGTAGTCGTCCGAGATCAGCTGGTGATCGTGAAGCCAGTTCAGATCCTCGGTCGCGTCCGGCCGCTTGACGATCGCGCTGGTGTCCCAGTCGATCACGTACCGCTCGGGATCCGTTACGCCCATGGCGACGAGAGCCGGCCGGAACCAGTACTCGGTAAGGGAGTCGCCGATCCTCTGGAGCAGCGGCTCAATGTAGATCTTGTATGTGGACTCCTCCACCTGCCATGCACCCCAGTGGTTCGCCTCTGCCTGCGTACCGGCAGCGACGTCCTTGGGCATGTCGAGGGTCACGGCCAGGCGAGAGATGCCGTCCTGCCGCAGCTCCACCACCTGTCCGTCCAGCGCGGTCGACAGGTCCATGTGCGACTTGGACGCGGGTTCGATCCACTCGCCAGGCATGGTGACCACGATGGGAGCCTGAGCCGCGGCGGTACCCGGGTTGGACATGGACGCGGTCATCGACTCCATGACGAACGACGCGACCGACGACGCCAGGTTCATGGCCGAGCCGTCGGGGTTGCGGCCGGGCGGGAAGTCCGCCTCTTGCGGGAAGAGCCAGATGCCGTTGGAGGACAGGCGGCTGTCCAGCTTGGCCGCGATGTTCATCGAGCTCTTCTCGATCTCCCGCAGGATCGGGAGAGCGGGGCGCACCGCGGTGTCCGCCTTGGACTGGTCGTTGGGATGCGGGGACCAGACGCGCATCATGCGGTCCTGCTCCCCGAGCTCGGTCGGGAGCAGCGTGGTCGGGTCGGTGTACGTCCAGGAGCCGCCCTTCTCCGTCACCCGCTGGCCGGACAGCACGAGCCACTGATCAGGGCGTGGCATGCCGAGCACGTCGGCGCGCGGGCGCACGATGACGAACAGCTCTCCCGGTACTTGCCAGCACACCGCGATGGTCTGGAGAAGCTGTGCCCGGTGGGACGCACCGCCGAGCACCTGCGCCGCCGCGCGCTGTACCCGGTCGTCCTCCGTCGGCCCGGTGATGAGCTGCGTGTCAGGGTCCACCTCGGCGGCGAACGGCGTTGCCTGGCTACAGGCGTTGGCGATGAACGTGATGGGCGAGCGCAGCTCCCCGATGGCGTCGAAGAAGTACCACGCGTCGCGCTGCCAACTCTCCGTGGTCTGGCTGCTCCGGGCCCGGTTGACCCTGACGACGTCGGGACCGACCAGCGGCATGGCCGCGGCCATGACCGCTTTCGGGGGTGCAGTCTCGCCTTCATGGCGCCGGCGGAAAAGGGCCACTGTCACTCACTCTCCTTTGACGCCAGGAACCCGGCGATGTAGCTGAACGCCAGAGCTGTGGTCACAGCTGTGAACGCCATGGTGTCACCCCCGGCCCACCACGCGCCCGCCACCGCGGCCCCGGTGTAGACCGAGCTGCACCAGTCGCAGACCAGCAGATAGGAGACCAGCGACTCACGGGGCAGTCGGCGGATGATCCAGTTGCGGGGTGCTTCGGTGATCCGGTCCGTGGTGACGAGGCGGGTGAGGCGAGCGGTGGCCAGTGCGCAGACGGTGACGGTGATGATGTCCATACCCCCATCGTCCCCTATCGGCGCATGCCCGGGGCGTGCCGCCCGGCAAGCATCAGCGCGGGCGATGCGGCGGACGCCGGCCCCATGTCGAATCTCTTGGCGAGGTAGGTGTCGAGGTGCACGGCGGCGTCCACCCGGTCGGGGGACTTGGGATCCTCTTCCGGGATCCACGTCGTGTACTGATCTTCGAGTTCACCGAACACGCCGACGTGACAGACGCGGCCTTGCTCGTACCGCATCACCACCGGCTGCGCCCGTAGCTGCTTGCCCAGCGAAGCCCACACATCCTGGATCGGGGCGTTGCCCATGCCGCCGCGCTCCGCCCACGTCTTCTGCAAGACCTCCTTGACCCAGCCCTTGCCGAAGTTGTCTTCGTACACCAGGACGTCGGCGTCGGTGAGGTGGTACAGCTCCCACGCCTTCATCGCTGCCTCGCGCGGCGTGTACTTCCCGGACGCGTCGTGCGTGATGTACGTCTTGGCGTCGGCACCGCGGCCCCCGGCGATGAGCCCGGTCTCGTCCCGGCGCCCGGTACCCGCAGGGTCCATGGCCACCGCTCGCAGCAGCAGATCCGGGCAGACCTCAACCCGGTTGGCGTCGATCACGGCGCGGGACAGCAGCGCACCGGGGAGGTCTTCGAGGATCTCAGCGTCCAGCTCCTGGCGGCCCAGGGTGGTGCCCTCATACCGGGCGACGACTGCGCGCCGGAAGGTGGGCGCGAGGTTGGACAGGTTGTCGTACGTCGAGCCGCGCACCACGTACACGAGCGGGTCCTTGACCATCGCTTTGATGAGCGGCAGCGGGCGGGGCGTGGTGGTCACCAGCGCCTGCGGGTGGGGGCCGAGGCGCAGCCCCATCTGAAGCATGTCCCATGCGTACTGGAGGCGGCGCCACGCGGCGAGCTCATCACCCCAGATGTAGTGGTGCTGGGGCCCGCGAAGACGGTCCGGCTCGTCGGCCGAGTAGAGCATCTGGATCGCGCCGTTGGGGTAGGTGAGCTTCCTCTTGGACGGCTCGTACAGGGGGCGGAACGTGGGCGGGGCGCACGCGATGATGCCGCTCTCGCCCTCGACCATGATGTCCCGGGTGTCGGCGGCGGTCGGCCCGACCAGCCCGCCACGCTCATGGTCACGGGCCATGCGCCATGACCACTCGGAGCCGGTGCGCGTCTTGCCGAACCCTCGGCCGGCCAGCACCAGAAGGGTGTCGCACTCCGCGTCGATGCCGGGGAGGTGCTGGTTGGGCCGGGCGTGGGGGCCCGGCCTACCCGGGTGTGGGGACCCGTCGCAGTCCTGTACCGAGCACAGCCAGGGGACGCGGCCGCTGTCACGGGCCTGCACCATCTGTTCCAGCGTCTCGGCCACGCGCTGTAGGGACGCGGGGTCGAGTGACGCAAGCTGCGCCCGGCTGATGTTCATCCCTCGGCCAGGTGTTCGAGGTGCTTCTCGATCTGCTCCATGACGCCGTTCGGCTTGTCCGATTCCTCGCGCAGCTGCATGGCCTGCTGCTGCGACTTGAGGGCCACGGCCAGCGCCTGCGTCCACCGGATGGACGGATCCTGTCCCGGCTTCCACAGCTTCATGTTGCCGTGCAGGTGGGTCAGCAGATCCTGAGTGATCTCCAGATGGAACGACCGGACGGCCGCCATCTGCGCCGCGTACCCGTCCACCTCGGCGGTCAGGACGTAGCTGTCATACGCGGCACACCGCGTCTTCCAGTCGTTCTTGGTCGACCAGTTCCCCAGGTTGGAGATGCCCCTGAGCCCAAGTTCGGCGGTGGCCTGCTTCAGGGAGCGGTCGCTACCGAGCTGCATGTAGACGCGGAACGCCCGGTACGCCTCTTTGCTTTCACCGGGCTGCTGCACCAATAGGGGGTGCCGCTCCACCCAAGGAGGCTGGTCTTCCATCGTGTCCGTCCCTTCCTATGTGGTGGGCATGGTGAACGTTGCTCCGCCTATCCACATGATGGCACCGACCAGGACGGGGAAGCCCAGACCGACCATGCTCGCCCGGGACCACCACGTGATCCGCTCGTTGCCCCTGTCAGCCTCTGCGCCGACGTCGGCTATGCGGTGGGTCAGCAACTCGTTCACGGCCCGGAGCTGG